CTGTATTTGTACCATACATTCCCTTTTTAGGAAATATTAATTGTTTTTTGATAATATGTTTTTCATTTTCAATTCTTGTTGGTTTAGGTATTGTATTATATTTTTCTATTATTTCACAATAGCATATTCCTTTACCACTTAATAACTTTTCTATATTTTGTTTTAATTCACTTGTTACATTAGATTCAATAACTAAAGTATTTATATGATGTTCTATTATTTTATCTACTATTTCACTATACATATCTTTTGTTGCTGTTCTAGTAAATAAGCAATCTTTTAAATAATATTCCATAATACTCTCATTTTCGACTTTTTTAAATATAGGCATTGCAAAAAAGTCTTTTCCACTTTTTCTTGTGGCATCTATTACAGCATCAGTACCCAAATAATCACTTTGTGGTATTATTTCATAAGTTCTTAATTTATCATAACTAAATCCTAAAGAATCAGGATTTGTTGGTTTTTGTTGAAAGTTTGTTTCCCACAAATATTCTTCCATATTAGATTTTTCTCTTAATAATTCTTGTGTAGATTTTAATTCAGGACAAGTACTTTCTCCAGTTTCATAATCTAAAGCTGGTACTTGTATTATTGCACAAGAACCATCTTCGCTTATCAAAGTATATGGATATTTTGGGTGTTTTACAAATTTGTGTTCTCTTTTTAATTGTTGTATTTTTAAATCTATATAATCACCACTAGCCCACAATGTACCTGTTATACATACTTTGGGTGGCTTATTTTGAACATATCTTTTTTCCCAAACAGTTGTTGATTTATTATAATAATATTTATTTAACTCTTGATTCATTGCTTCTTTGTAGTCTGGATACAAGTCGTCTATATGTATACCCTTACTTGCACGTGATCCAACTACATTGGCTTGTGTAGTTTTAGCATAATAACTAAATGGTAATTTGCAATCTCTCAACTTCCATTTTTCATCAGTTTCTTTTAAAAAGAAGCTTTTATCATCTTCTTTCCATTTCATATTAGGAAATACTTCACCAAATTGTTCACTTTTTATCTCATCTATAACTGTTCTAGAACCAGATTTTACAACATCATCATTTGAACATAAAGATAAAAATGCACCTGTATTATCTACTCCAAAACACCAGGCTTCACTTATTTTTTTAGGAAAACTTTTACCATAACCAGATGGTGCATTAAATATTAAAGTTTTAAATTTTGGATTACATTCTAATTCTTGCAAGTAATGAATATAACCGCACAATATATTATATCTAGGTTCAAAAAATTTTTCTTTTTCTGGCTCGTTCCATTCTCTATAAACCATATAATGTTCTAAACTAACTCTAGCACCTAATTTATAAGCATTTTCAAGATGCTTTTCATATTCTTGTAAGTGAATAGTATTATTATCTATTTTTACCAATAAGTCAAGCAAAGGAATATATCTTTTTACTACTAATTCACCACATTCTTTTATATTACTTTCAAAATTACTAAATAAAGCATATAAATCTTTCATCATTTCAAATATTTCTTCAAAGCTTATTTTTTTACCATAATTATATTTAAAATTTTGTTCTAATATAGTCAATATATTTTCTATTGCTTCTTTTATTTCTTTTTCTTTCATTTTTAATCATTCCCTTTTTTATTAGTGAACTTTTTATATTTATCTATTCTTTCATTTATTCTATCTAAATCGACATCAATTGTTTTAACACTAATATTGACATTTGGCTGTAACTTTTCTACCATTTCATTTTGTGATTTCATTTTAAATAAAGTACTTCTTTCTTTTACAATACCCATTTGTGACATTGTTATATTTTCATCACCTATTTGATCGTATATTTTTTCTGCTATTACTCTCATGTTATAATCTTGGCTATTCTTGTAATTTCTCAAGGTTTGTAGAGTCAAAGAAGATAGTTTACAAAAAGAAGTTAATGATGGTGGGAAGTATCCTATTTTGTCATTTATTTCAGCAATTAAAAAGCAATAATAATCATATATTAGTCCTAATTCTTCTGGACTATATATTGGTTCTACACTAGATATGCTTGTTATAGGTTTAAAAAAATAATTAGAGATAACCAAAGGATTTATTTCAACCTTTTCTCCTATTGGTTCTCCATTACTATTCCATTTGACAGGTTTTTTATGTTCGTTTGAATATTTTATTATGTCATTAATTATAATTTTTTTTCTTTCTTGTATATAATCAGGCATTTTTTTAACCATATCATCAATATATTCCTGTTCAAGTTCTTTCAATTTTGTTTTATTATCAAACATTATTTCTTTATTCTTCATTGCTTTTCTCCTTATATCTAAACTTATATCCTTTTGCAGTTGCATTCTCGTTTTTTAAACATCTACTTATATTACTCCCAAAAATATTCAAATCTTTACTTGCACTAATTACACTTGGATATTCTTTTATAAATATCATATTTTTATCGTAGCATAAAATTGGAACTCTATTCTTTTCGGCAATTTTTTCAGCAACCTCTTTATTTATTTTTTTACCAAGATGTGCTTTTCTTAATTTTTCTTTGGCTTCTTCTGTATGATGATGTCCTTTAAATGTAGATTCCCTACCTATCATTGCTTTTCTTAATTTTTCTTTGGTTTCATCACTAACAGAATAGCCATCTTCAATTTTTTTTCTCCATGTTTTTTTGCAACTTTCACTCACTATTGCTTTTTGTTCTGGAGTTTTTTTTCTTCCTTTATTTGCATTACTTATTTTTTGTTTAGTTTCTTCTGTGTGATGTTTACCAAAAAAACTATTGTTTTCACCAACATTAATGTGTAACCCCTTACACCATGATGGTTTCCCTTTGTGGCTTTTACTTAATTTTTGTTTGGTTTCTTCTGTAAACCTATGAACTCTGCCACCATTATCCATATTATATCCAAATTCTCTTTGATTAGACTTGTATTTTTTGATAAGTTCTATTTCTTTTTGTTCAGCTTCTTCTTTGGTTAAATGCTCATGCAATATTTCATGTTCAAAGTTATCCCAACCATATTTAATTATGCTTTTATTAAAATAATCATTACCTTGATAACCTTTGCCATATAACCATCTTTTTTTTGGATCTTGACAAGTTATTCCTATATAAACTTTATTATTTTTCTTGTTAGTATGTTTATAAACATAATATTCTCTTTCTCCCATATAACATTTCCCACTTTCTACAAATATAATTATACCATAACTTGAATGTATAGTCAATTTATGGTATTATTATATTGAGGTAATAATATGAAAAAAATAAATAGAAATGATATATTATTAGATCAACTAGTAAATCTCGAATTAGAAGAAAAAAGCCTAATAAGGAATTTAAATATGTATTATTGTGATAACACTATAAAAACAAGATTGTTTTCAAAACTAAAAAAAGTAAAAAAAGATATTGAAAAAGTTAAATTTAAATTAAGAGTAGAAAGAGAGTTAAGAAGAAATGATAAAAATTAATATACCAGTTAATCCAAGATCAAAAAAAAATAGTCAAGAAATAGTATTTAATCGAAAAACAGGACACAGAATGGTAATTCAAAATAAAAGATACACAGAATTTGAAAAGGAATGCAAAAAACACATACCAGTTTTAAGAGAACCACCTATAAATTATCCTATTAATTTACAATGCAAGTTTTATGTATGTGATGCTAGGAAAAGAGATATAGCAAACTATTTAGAAGCGATTCAAGACATATTAGTCAAATATGGCATTTTAGAAGATGATAATTACAACATTGTTTCATCTTTAAATGGTTGTAGTATGGAAATAGATAGAGATAATCCACACATTGAAATAACTATTGAAAAAATAAAAGAACAGGAATAAATCTTGTTCTTTTATTTTATATGATTATAAGAATTAAAAAGAATTTATTAGGTTAGCAAATCGAAAAATGAAAGAAAATCGATTTGCATTTTTATTCTACATATTATTATATTTTTTGTCAAATTCTATGATATTTTCCAAATATATTCAATTTTTTTGTTTGCACAATTCCATGTGTCCACTATGTAGCCATTGACACACGCTGTTATATGATTGTCAGTGGTTATTAGATATTTACCAATAGGGTGGTTTTCCGCAAATTCGCCTATATATATTTCATCATAGGGAATCCTTTTAAATTTATTATCTAAAAAATTTCTTACAAATATTGCACTATCTATCATATAACCCTGTTCCATTGCACTTTTGCATAATTCTTTATATGCTTCTTTCCATGTTATATCCATAACTATCGAATATGCTCTAGGAAAGCAGTCATCAATGAAATTATCATGACTATTTGCATTGTAATAAAAGTATTTCATATTACATCATTGAATTTTGTATTGCTTCTCTTAACATTTGCTTTTGTTGAGGTGTGTCGGCTGTTTCAAATAAATATTTAGTAAAATCTTTTAATGCCTCTGTCATGTAGCGATATGATTCTTCACTTTCTTTACCTGCACCGTATCTTTCTCTACTTTCTTCATATCTTCCATATTCGCCTATCATTCTATCTAAATGGTCATGACCTCTATATCTGGAATCTACTCCTCTTCTTCCATAAGAACCACGACCGTATCCGTCATTATATTCTCCATAGTTTCCATAATTATCTCTTCCGTATGAATCATATCCTGCTCTTCTTCCACGACCATAATTTCCATATTCTCCGTACATATTATCTCCCTCCTTCATACAAATTATTTTGTAAGTATCTTTTTGAATATCTATCAACTCTCCTAAATACTTTAAATTATCTCCTTGATCTAAACCTTGATCTAGGACTTGTTTTATGTACTTTTTTGTTTCATCAATTACTCTTTCGTGCATTGATTATTCCTCCTTTCGTTAAGGATTTCTAATATTTTTTCATTTTGTTTTATTATTTTCTCTAAATATTCCTTGTCTTGTCTTTGCAGCTCGTTCATTAAATCACTATTGTTAAAATCTTGAAACAATATTTGCAAATTCAACAACTGCAACCACAATGACAAGTTGTTAGTAGCATTGCTATTCATTATGCCTCTCTTCTAACAGTTAAAGAAGCTCCACGTGCAGGAACAGTTACAGGATTTGCAGAATTATTTATTATTTGAACTGATGTTCTTCCTTGAACTGGAATTATTACTTCTGCACTACCATTTTCAAAAGTTCCTATTGTTGTTCCCGGAGTTTGGATTGTTCCACCTGGAACGATTGTATTTCCAACAGAGATATTCCATGTAATTTGTCCGGCAACTGTTGGAATTGAATTAATATTTGCAGTTATTCTTTGAACACCAGTTCCTATGAAATTATTAGTATTTCTACAACCACATTTTGGGCTAAAATTAACTCCGTCAAGAATAAGTGCTTCTCCTACTTCTATTGTTTGTTCACTTATGTTATATACACTAAACATATATCTTTTCTCCTTCCTTAAAATAAAAGAGAATAGAACTATGCCTATTCTCTATGTGAAATTAGCAAGTTCCTTAAAGGCTAGTCTTACGACCTCTTACTATTAATAAATTGTGTTTCCGTAGAAACCATTTCCATAAAATCCATTGTTCCAACCAAATCCGTTGTAGATTGATTGATATGGACTAGATACTAAATAACTAGGTGTTGGGTATGGTCTTACTGCGTTGATTACATTGCTAGATACTGTGCTTGAAGTTATAGTGTTCTTTAAATCATTAACTTCGGCACGTAAACCATCAATTGTATTTTGGTTAAGAACATCAAGAATCTTTTGAGTGTTTTCAATACCTTGTGCTCTTAAAGTGCAACAACACTCGTCAAGTTTTCCTTGCATTGTTAATGCGTTCATTCCTGCTTGATTTTCAAGTTGAGTAGTTTGAAGTAATATGTCACGTTGAGTATCTTTTGCGTTGATTAAATCACTATACTTTGAATCTTGAACTGCATTAATAATTCCCATGTTTCCAGTTAAAATGTCACTTCTTAAATTACAAATGTTAGTTGCATTGTTACTGAATCCGTCAGAAACTTGTGTTGATAAATTATCTAATTTGTTACCAGTTTGAACACTGAATAATCCATCAGATAAATCACTCTTTGTAGCATTGTTTCCGATTGCGTATCCAAGTAATCCACCATCAGTTGCTCCACCGAAACCACCAAGTCCGCCAAAGCCGAATCCGTTTCCAGAAAATAATAAAGCAATCAAAACGATAGCCCAAATTCCATCTCCACCAAAGAATCCGTTGTTTCCATATCCATATCCGCCCATCATAGGCATTACTGGATAAGCATAACCATTGTTGTTATTAGTAGCTAAATCTACTGTTGGAACTATACCTTGAGAACCATTCATAAAGTTTCTATCTCCTTTCTTTTTATTTAAGTCGCTAGAAAACTTATAGGGGAGTACTTTATCTAGCAAAATACCCTCCTATAAGGCTTTTAGCCTTGTTTTGATTGATTGTTTTGATTAAATCCGTTGAACATACTATTCCATTGCTGTCTTTGTTGAGGATTGAATCCACCAACAACCCTGTTTAAATACTCGTTTGGATCATCGTTATTTTTTCTTGCTTGTTGAAACTCTTGATACGCCTGTGGATTTGCTCTCTTTAATTGGTTCTCCAACTGGCTCATCACTTGTTGTGGAACTTGTTGTAACTTGTTCTGCATTAGCATTTGAATTAGATTGCTCATTTCTTATCATTCCTTCCAATTGACTTAATCGAGCAGTTAAGAACTCGATTTGTAAGTCTTTTTCATCTTTTTGTATTATTTCATTAAGTTCGTAGGCTTTTATGTCGCCACTTGCATTTTTAATCCATAAAACTGATAAATCTTTACTAAAGAATGGAGTATCTACAAATACTGTTTCTTTATTTACATCTTCGATTGAATTTACGTATTTAATTCCGTTCGCACCATTTGGAGCTAATTGAAATGTTTGATTTATGCTAGGTTGTTGATTAGGTTGTGATATAGGATTGTTTTTTATTTGTTCTTTCATTTGTTGCAATTGTGATATTTGACTATCTATTCTGTCATACATATTTTGTTGGTTAAATCCAACATTGTAATTAGGTAAATAAGGATTGTTATACATAATTATTCCTCCTAAAAAAAATAAGAAAGGAAAACAACGATTTAGTACTTTTCAAAATGTGTTTTAAACAAATCTAATAAGTTGTTGTTTTTCCTTTCTTGATAACATTTTCCCATATTTGTTAGGTTTCAAAATGCCATTTGTAAGCCAAAAAAATGCCAAAAAAAAAGAGAGTTATAAAACTCTCATTATCTTTCTTTTTAATTCTTTTATTCTTCTATTTGTTGTTCTTTCACTAATGTTCATTTTCATACTTATTTGTGTGATAGAATAACCTTTTATTTTCATTTCAAATATTTGTGATAATTCTTCGTTTAACATCAACTTTTCTTTTAAATCTTCGTATTCTTGTTTTGTTAAGTCGAACATTTTATCACTTCTTTTTCTTTCCTCTTCCTGATAAGAAAGCCCCACACGTCTTGCAATGCCTTCTTCCATTTTTATCAGTAGTAGTTTTTGATTTACGATAAGTTCTAGTTCTTTTTATTGTGATTTTTCCCAAATATCATCACCTATCTTTATATGAGAATTATCTATGCTTTCTACATCTTGTATATCAATAGTATCAGTACTTTTTCCTATATCATTCAATATATAAACTAAATATCCAATAGTTGCAAACCACATAGGTAGTATTACTAATATTATAATAAATAATCTCTTATTTGCTTTTTTATAATCATCTAAAAGCTCTTTTGCAAAACTTTTAGTTTCTAATTCTTTCATTTTATTTTCCACCTTTTCTATATCTTCCTGTATCGACATATTTATCTATTCCCCTTTAGAATGATACATCTTTATATGTAAATCCATAGCTTTGTCAATTCTATCATCAATATCCTTGTTATAGTTATCTAATTTGCTTAAAATTGTTTTCACATCTTCTTTTAATTCTTTTAATTGATACTCTATTAGATCCTGATGACTTTCTTTAGTGTCTTTTACAGCTTTGTCTTTTCTTGCTAAAACAAAGTTTGTTACCGACAAAATACACCCTATAATACTAATTGCTAAAGCTATTTCCATATAAATCATATCTCCTTTGTTGTATTCGCTTTTTTACAAATATAATATATCATTATAATTATTAACTAGTCAAATTTTAAACAAGTCTTCAATATTATTTATCTGGAATGTAGGTCTTTTGTCAACTTCTTCTGTGATTATACCTTGCTCTCTATCTTTTTTTCTTTGATATTGTATAATCCTTTGGCATTTATCCTTGTAAATTCTATATTCTTTTGACAACTTTGCTTCTAAATTAACATTTATATTATCTTTAACTAAATAATCCCATAACAGCTCTTTTAATGGGTTTTTTAGCATACATAATTGGAAGTAAAAATACCATTTATAGACTTCTCTAGTTCCATAATCAAATGTTTGTACTTCCTGTCTTATTTCTTTTCTCTTCTTGTAAATTTCATCAGTAGTTTCAAACCTTGCTTTTTTTATTCTTTCTAATACTTCTTTCATTTTTCACATAAATTCTCCTTTATCTTGATTTAATATTATCATAATAGAATATAAATTGTCAATACATAATAAAAAAGAGATACAATGATCTCTTTTTTATTTATTCACCACTAATCAAGTTGAATATGTCTTGTAAATCACGAATGCCGATTACGTCAATGATAAAAGGCTTGTCTGCGTTTGTTTGAGTAATAATTGTCTTGTCGTAATAAGACATAGCCTTTTGAAGTTCATCAAGTTGAGAAACAAGTAAAGTGTCGGTAATTTGTGTTTCGGTTGGTGTTGCTAATGCATAGTAAACTAATGTGTTATGTGTATTTAGCCAATTCTTAAAGTCTGTTGCATTATCAAAATCATTTGCCATAAAGTCGAATGTTTTTCTATTATTGTCTGCATTATAGTTATAATAGAATGTTGCATTTGTTCTACCTGATGAATTTCCTATTCCTTTAAAATAATTTGAAAAAGGACTAACATTCGTAATACTTACACCAACATTAGTATTTCTAAATAATGAACCTTGTGCAGTAGAATTGTATGTCCATTCCTCACTACCATCAAGCACCACTTTACCAACTTCACCATACTTGTACCAATTACCATTCTCCTTGTAAAAGTAATCTTGGTAATCTCCAATTTTACAAAGTTCAAGGTTGCCTAAAGTTATGTTGTATGTTTGTGTTTTAGTACCATCTTCGTTAGAAATAGTTATCGTATTGTTTCCCTTAACCACTTCCACCTCACTAGCTCTATCAGGACTAGGACTTGCAGTTACTACATTGTATTTTAAATCAATGTAAGGTAGCAAGTTGCTAGTTTCAGTATTTATATGTGTTGTAGAATAGATTGTCGCATTGTATAGTGCATTTAATTGATTTACTAGAGTAGTATCAGTTATTTGTGTGTCGGTTGGTGTTGTTAGTACATAATAAACTATCAAATTATGTTGTGCCATATAACTATCTACTTCACTTGTAGTAGTTCCTATTGTAGTTTTATTCATTCTAAGAACTAAATTATTTCTATCAGTGTAAATACCTTCACTATCTATATTCCAAAT